GATACTGGCCAAATTGCGTACTGTAGAATCGATACCAAGCATATTCAGAACCAGGCATGTAGGTTTGTCCATCTACTCGGTTCGTATTCCAGACACCGCCTTTGATATAAGCGGTGAACCCTGTTGAATCTATGCCGTTCAAGGTAAAGTTGTTGGCATCCACGACCGTTATCGTATAGATGGCCGCATTGAGTTGGGTCATGCCTAATACGTTGGCAATGTAAATTACGGAACCAGGAATGAGACTATGGTCAGGACTTGTGATTTGACAAGGGCTGGCCTGAGTTGCTGCTGTGATGAATCCGCATTTTTGAGAAGAATTGAGTACTTCTTGATTGGTTGCTATCAGGTTGGCTTGCTCATTCAGGTAAGAGTTTACGAAAAGTTGAACCGTAACAGCTGTGATGGCAGGCGAAAGAATATTAGAATCCATTTGAAAGTCGATGAAAGATAGTTTGAACTGCTTTCCAGCTGCCTGGAATGGATTGAAGTCTTTTCCGACAATGTTCATCTTAGGAAAAAGCGTGACAATTCCACCACCAAGATAAGTTGCTGTTGACGTCTCATTAACAGCCTCATAGGTTTGGAATTCCTGATTCCATGTGCTCAATGTGATGACGTTAGCATTTACAATCGACACGCTATAAATCATATTGTTAAGGCCGGGATCAGTGCCTAACCAGATGGTGTTTTGGATATATATGATCTCGCTATTCTCTAAGTTGTGGCTTGGGATCGTGATTTGATTAGGGTCTTGTGTAAAGTCTACAGCCGTGATTGCCATTGTAGGAGCATAGAGGGTCGGACTACCGTTGGGTGTCTCGGCTTCAGGATTCTGGTAGATGTTGATAAAGCCTTGCTGAGTGCCAAGAGTTATGTAGTCCACGTACTGTTGATCGTCTACGCTATCCCAGGAGACATTGCTTTCCCAGAGCGTCGTTAAACTATCCCAGGTGACAGAGAATTGAAACTGTGCAGGACCGAAACAGGTAATGGTATCGCGGAATTTAGCCCATGTATTATTGCGATAATTGAAGACGAGCACCGTATTGGGATAGCTTTGTGTCATTGAGGCATTGGATGTATCTAGGTAATTCCAGTAAACAAGTTCCTTTTCAAAGTCTCTGATACCGTGTACGAAGTTGGGAGCGCTATTCTGGATCTCAAAACTAAAGATTTGCTCAGGTATTTGCTCGTCAAGACGCGTGACTCCATTTGCTGCCGCCTGGATAATGCCACGATCACTGATCGTCATTACTCCCTGATCAAATACAACAGGACTGTAAGAACAAACAGACCCAAAATCGGAAGAGATTCGTTCGAAAATGAAAGGAAGGCCATACTCTCCAATATATCGTAGTTGCCACGTAGAATACTCGAAAAAGACAATTAAAGTATTTCTAAAAAATGCCGCACTAACGATTGCCTCGTTTGTTGGTGCATCAATGAAACCCCCACGACCAAAAACATCAGAACGCCACCCGAGAGTTTGATCGGTTGGATTTCCAATCTGACTAAAGCGGCATCTAGCGAAGAAGTTTGTGGACCCAGAAACACCACCAGCTGTTGCACCCTCCCACGTATTGAGAACCAGTAAACGTCCGTAATACGGAATGATAATAAGACCTTGCCACAAAGTAATGGTGGCTGTGACAAGAGGTTGAAGGTTGACCCATGCTCCATTGTAGTAGCGAATAGGATCGTAAGGAGTTGCAGCTCCTAGCGTGATATTGTTATTGGTTACAAAGAAATAGCGTAAATCGGGTGTGGCCCCTTGGTAGTTTGCAGCCCAAAAAAAGTCGGTATTTGTGCCTGTCCATGTAGTGCCTGTTACTAGTTCCTGAAACCCGTTGTTGTACTGATAAGCATAGACTGTATCGAAAAAAACAGTGGAATCAATGCCAAGGGTTGCAATATCTCTTTTTAGTATACCCATCACGGGAAGAGCTGGAAAGTAATTCACTGAAATTGTCGTGGCGTGACCAGCACCTACAGTATCGGTCAGCGTAACACTTCCTGTCATATAATCAATCGTTCCAAAATTGAGAAGTGGCATAGTCGCATTTGTAAGCGTTCCATTGCCTTGATCAACAAATGGAGTGCCTAAGGTCGCGATGTTAATTTTAACGCTTCCTGGTTCAATCTGTGCGTTTGCTTCGGGGGTAATCCCAAGGAGCGTGTAAATGTTGAATGTCCATGGGGAAGCGCCGCTGTTGCCAATCGATTGAGTAACGAAAACACGACGAAGCCGACCAATTGGCACTTCACCGTCTCGCTTTTTTGTCCTTTCTCGCCACACATAGGCATTCTCTAATTCTGAATAGGCCTCATTGGAAAGCATGAGAGGCTTCTTGTCTTGTGTAAGACCGCCTCCAGGATATCCACCGATGAGAACTTGTTGAAAACTAGACATTAGTTACCTATAGCCATCCAATAACACAATTTATAACCACCAGCAGAACTTCCTGTTACTAATTTAAAGTTAATATTTTCGCTTGGGTTAACTGTAGAATCTATAGTTAATGCCTGAGATGTCGTATCAGGTCTTGCTGGTCCAAGAGTGATACTAAAAATGTTATTTGGAAAAGCAAGAGGAAATGTCACAGTAGTTCCAGTCACAGGATTTGCTACGCTTCCCCATTGAATAATGAGACCTCCAGGAAGAAAAGAAACACCATTCGCCGCAGCAACAGGGGTTACATTCGTTGTAAGTTGCTGGATGATACCGTTTCCTGTTCTCAAAAACATGGCTTGATCGCCATTAACCGTTTTGGAGTACATCTGATCATACCCTGCTACAGTAGCCGGGTCGGCACCTTGTGGTACCCAGTGGGTTACATTATGGTAACCGGCTGGTTTAGTACCTGGAAGGCCATTATTGTTAATGTGGTCGACACCCAAGGTTAAAAACGTACCGTCCAGGTTATTTCTAATGGTTGTCTTTGTTTGCCCCAAAGTCGAACCATCTGGAGGATAACCCTGATTATATGGAGGAATAGCCATGGAAAACCTCTAGCTCACTGCAACGGTTGCAATAGGTTGACAATCTTGTGGACGCTTTAACTTTTTCTTAGCTTTCTCGCTCATCTGCGCGTTGATAGCTAATAGAGGCTTTTTCAGCACTTTCTCTTTACCTTTGATGACAGCCATATTCAACCTGTTGTATGACGACCAACAAACGGACCACCACCCATTGGGATCGGTTTGTCAGGCAATGGTTTAAGTTTCTTTTTCTTTTTAATTGGAATCGCTTGTTTTTTCTTTTTCATAATGATCCAAATCCTGAAGTTAGGCCGCCTGATCCATAGTTGTGGGTCAACTGGTCTGTGTAAATGGTATGAATGCGCTGTTGGTCGATTTGGGCATAAGTGCGCGTTTCGATCACGTCATAGCGCTCTTTTAGCATCTTATCGATGAACATGACACCATCAGAGTCAAGGCGCTCTTCGAATATTTTCTTTGCAGCACCAACAGACAGGATTTCCCACCATTCAGACAATTCAGGATTACCAGACATATCAGCTGCTAATAGGGCTTGAATGGGCTGACGATAGCATTGCAGCTCGATAGTGTAACCTTGGTCTGGAATTGGTGCCATTGTAAATTGGTTTTGAAAAAACATGATCGAAAGAGGAATGGAGAATTGCTTAGGATTATACTGAATCTGAATTGGCGTTCCTTGAGGAATGGGCTGAGCAAAGACTAAACCTGTGATCTCACCAGTCTGATAGTTAATCGTGGCATTCCCTGGAATCGTCGGCGTAGAGGAGGCATATTGACGATAGAGTTGATAGCCGTATTCTTCTTTTAAGGCATTGCCTGATAGGTCTGCTGTACTGAATATTTGGATAAGGTTTCCCTGTCCATCATCTGTTACGTTTTGCTGTATGCCTATACCATTGGCTGTGTAAGCTGTACCTGTGATCAATACATTCTGAACACGACCTTGAGGGAAAAAAAGATTTGCACCACGCTGGTTTCCAATCGTGTCAGTGAATAGCGCCCCTGGGTCGTTGTTGAAACTCGCAATGAAGGGAGCTGCTGTTGTGAAACCGCTATAAGGCCCTGTTGTACCATCTCCAGCAGTGAAGTTAGTGAATTGCTGCCAGTTATAATTAACTCCGTAGAATTCCCAAGGATTTGTGAAAAGCTTGATTTCTCTTTTCGCGCAATAACAGGGTTGCTCTACCGTGATATAAAGTTCGCTATTAAATGGATAGACAGCTTGACCCACATTCGTTGTGAATGTATATACATCCTTGAGCTTCAAAGACCTAAACTTTGCAGGCAAGTCATAGGAATAGAAGCTGTGCATCTGCTGCACAATATAACTATCTGTCACCTGAAAGGCGTTGCTAGACCCTGTTAGCTTGCGTGCCTTGGTGACAGCATTGGCAAGGTTAGGATAGAGAGGGAAAGTCGGTACAAATACGCTCATAGTATCGGTTGGTTGTCAAAGGCATCATCTAAAATCGTCATGGCTGTACCAGCAGCAATGCCTGAACCAGCAGGGACCGCTACACAAGGCACTTGAGGGTCTTGAACATTTATGAACGGATAAAAACCCAAGCTGTCTACGTTTATTGTCACACTCATAGGGGTCACTCCAACTATCAAGGCTTTCTGATTATTGAGCTGAATCATTCCATTAGCCGGAGGAATCCTGAAACTAATCCATTCGTAAATGAAAAAGTTATGATTTGTCGTGAATGTCACAACCGCCTGACTTGCTTGGGTAATATTCGTCACGTATTGCAAATTCGGAATAAAGTCCGTACCAAATGGAGGACCATAATTTGAATTGGGCTGACTCATAGTACCGATGTAGGCGTAAATCTAAGCCGTGATATCGTATCGAATGTGCGTGGAGGTTTACCACCAGCAATAGGTATCTCCATGGAGTAGCGCCGCACTTTCTTCTTGGTGTTATTTAAGTGCTTCACGATTCCCATCGTCAAATCACAAATCTCACCGTGGACAAGCTTAATAATCTGGAGAACTTCGCCTGGGTACTTTCTATAGGAGAACTCAATCCATCCACCCTGAGCATCGAGAAACTCAAACATGCCGGTAACGAGTTTCTCGTCTTCTTTGCGCATCTTCTTGAGTCGCTCATCTCTTTCAGCAGCTGGAAGTGTGTTTCTTATTTTCCTTCCAATTTCTCTTACTTCAACCATGAAATTTCCTCTTGTTATAAGCAGGGGGCTTGTCCCCCTGCCCTTAATTACGCATTAGTGATGGCATTATTGAAATCAGACTTAAACGCAAACACTTCCATGGTTGCGCTGGCTACACCGACAGCCGAAAGACCAATATTCATGATGTACTGCGATTTGTTGTCGAATGCATCAACCAGGTTTGTTCCTGGAGGCGATGCAGGGATTGTTGGGCTTCCATTGAGCGGTACGACACCTGAACCAGCAGGGATACATACAGCAGGAGAAGCACCACCAGCAAAAGCCGCTGATATTGGAAATTGAAATGCAGTAAATCCAGTTGTGTCTACATCAATCGTGATCGATGAAACGGTAGTTGAATTCGTTACACTCAAGACGCGTGCTGCACCAGAAGGATTACCTGTAAGCGCTCCACTTCCCGATTTAGCAGTCAGATTGCTGAGTTGCGTCATGCCATAAGGCGTAGGGATTTGGAAGTCTACAAGCTCACCAGGTGAGTATGGATTCTGCCTGAAGAAGTACACAACCGCCTGGGTAGCTTGGGTAATGTAAGCTACGGGAAGCGTATTAGGAACAAATTGACCAGGGTAAACCTTTTGATAGAAGCCAGTGGTTCCATTGGCAATTACCAAACCAGCAGTTACAGCAGAAGCCGCATAACCTAGCGTAATGCTAGTATTAGCCGTCAAAGCCGTCACCTGATAGAGATTAGAACCGCTAATCTCTTGCGCACCTACTACATTGATCAAGCGCACCGTGTCGCCAACGCTAATACCTGCTGTGCTTCCTGTAGAAACGACAAAGGTTGTGCCATTGACAGCTGTAATCGCCACTTTTGTGAAAGTAGGAGGGGCTGTTTGATTAATGAATGTAAAGCCACCAGATAGGCCTTGTGAGGCATAGGTTGTAACACCTGCACCCGTAGAACTAGGCTGACCAAGGGCTAGGTAAGAGCCTTGTGGCATCGAACTGAACCATTCAGAATAAATTGGGTTAGCCGCAGTAGATTGCGCACCCCAGTTGGTAGTATCCTTGACGAAAACCCAGTCCGGCTTTGCAGTCATGGGGATATTCTGAGCCACAACAGTAGCAGGATTGACATAGGACCAAGAACCAATGAAAGAATAGGGTAGTGACATGAGTGACCTCCTTAAATGCCGGTTGAGCGTAGGTTTTGAATCCAGAGGTCATTCGTGATGCATTGGCCTTGATAGAACGAGCAACCTGCCGTATGTCTAAGCATACAAGGGTCGTTGTTATATCCTGGAGGTAGATAGATAAAGCGCGCTTTACCTCCAGCCTGCCATACCACCTTATATGCTTCCTTAGCAGCCACAAAACAGTTAGCAATGTCGTTACCAAGCATAGAGGCATTAGGAGATACAGAACCCTGTTCAGAAATAAAGAAGCGAACGTTATTGGCTCCTCCGATCTCTGTAGAAAGTGTTTGATCTATATTTGGATATTGAAATTTCTTAGTAAAACCCGTCATGTTATATAGGACAGGGATCATTCGGCTCGTCAGCATACACCCATAGGCATCGCCTATCGGAGATGTGCCAAAACGCAATTCGGCCTCGACTATGTTCGTGATATACTCTCCAGAGTTATTCTGAAGCACGGTAAACACGTCGTCAACATCGCTAATGGTCATTTCACTAGGAATATCGCCATTGCTGCCCGACACGCAATTTATTACACTGGCCGAACTTTCCAAATTATCTCTTTGCAGAGCGTCCTGTGTTTCTCGAAGACTTTGGCCTAAACGGGCCGCAGCACTATTGAGAACCGGATCTTCGTTCGTGATGGTAACCTGACGGGTCAAAACAATATAAGTAGCGTACACACGTACTCTACAGTCAACATCAACACGATTAAGCTGTTGAGGCGGTGGGTTGTTTTGTCCATCGTCAAGAGGTACTTCAAATAGGTCAAGTCTATCGTATCGTGATTGACGATCGATAAAGCCTTGGTTATCTGGCAGCTCCACAGGTGAAGCAAACAACTGGTGAATTAAGTTGTGCTCAGGAGTTGACAGAAGCTTCGCGTTGTAGCGCTGCTGAATCTGAGGAGGTAGAGAGGCGATTGATACTGACATCGTTTATTTCCTTTTTGGGTTATTAGCCCATTTCGGGAACGGAACTGGCCATAGCTGCATACCCATGCATTTCACGATATAGTTCTTTCTTTGCGGCATCCGTGAGTTTAAAAGCTTGAGCAATAGGTCGCTTATCAAAAGCCAGTGGAGACGAAACTGACTTCTCTGACTTTTCGATAGCTTTGTCTATTTGCTTTTCTCTCCGAGACTCGACTGCCTTTTGGGAAAGACCCATCGCCTTGATGTATTTGTAGCTCTGCACTCCGATTCTATAGGGGTCTTTCGACTCCGCAATCGTAGCCGCCAATTCCGGTTCCTTTTCTTCTAAAAGAGATAAGGTCTCAGGATTAACGATCTCGGAAAAGTCTGAATATTGCCGATTCAGGCGGTCCATGAACTGGCTTTGCTCTTGGGTCTTGAGTGCTTTCGCTACCTCATTACGAATCAGTTCTTCGGTATTCTTAAGCACGCGCTGATTATTTTTCTCAGCCAGTTTCTTAACCTTACCAAGAGGAACAAACTCGTCATCACCAATTGAGTCAAATTCATCAACTTCCTTTTGTGTAGGTGCAACATTTGCAAGTTGAGCTTGCACAATCTGCATCTGCATATCACGCATTTGTTTCAGCTCTCTTTCGAGCTCGGAATTCTTGAGACGCATAGCCTTCAAGTGCTGATTTGTCGTCGGCTCTTGACTAGTTTGCGTCCCGTTGACTTCATTGACTTGATTGCCAACCGGAGGAGCTACCTCTTGGATTACGCTATTTTGGTTTTCGTTCTCAGTCATTTTTTCCTTTTGTTCAGTGGCTGGCTAACCCCACAATACGCCATGGCGCAGAGCTACATCGCCTAATTCGCTCTAAGTTGACTTTCTATAATAAAATTATTATAAGTCTATGGAAAAGAGAGGATTATGCTTTGTGAAAAATGCAAGATAGATCGTTCAGATAAGGATTTCGTAAATAATAAAAAATTGTGCTTTCGGTGTGAATATCAGGAAAAGCTAAGGAAAGCACCGCAAATGCAAGACGATCGAAGGCCTCTGTTTTGCCGTATGTGTACAAAACAAATCGCTCACGATGAAAGTCTAAGAAAAAGACAAAGAACCGTTTTTTGCTCCTTAGAGTGTGCACAAAAAGGCCAAAAAGAGTTAAATAATAACTATTGGACTAGAAGGTTAAGCGTTGCAAAAGTCCCCTATTTCAGTTCTGATTAAAGGAATATATCTCATGGAACACAAGTCACTCATAGATCCATCCAGGAATACGGTAGGGTCCATTTATCGAGATGCACTAATCAATGGAGAAAGAGATGTCATCATTGGTGACGTGAATCATGAGATAAAGAAAGATCTTGTGAAGGATATCAATGAGGCTATAGATTATGGTGCGAGGGAAATGGGAGACAAGCCTTTCTATTTAGCCATCTATGAGAAGTATGACCTCATGCTGAAACGGGGACTAGTCAGAATTCGAAAGATAACGAAGTATAGGCCTTATCCTGAACAGGACAGCATGGTGTTTCATGTGTATCCTGGAGGAGACATCTTTTTCTGCTGGGAATTGCCGCACAGAACGCAAATGATAAATATCTTGATGAATCCTGATCTTTATGATATCGAACAGGTTAGCAAGCTCAGACAATGGGAAAAATTGCAACTTGAGTACTTTGGCTTTACAAAAGATGAGAATGCCAATTGGGTGGAGAATAAGTTCTATCGAGGTGATACTCTCATGAAGTTGCCAGAACGTAAAATCCTGCTAGCATAACTTATTCAGCTACTTATGTTTTTTATAATGTTTCTGAGTGCCTTTATCTCTTCTCGAAGATGCTTGTTTTCTTCCATCAGCTTCTTAATCTTTTCATCTGCCAATTCTTTGGCCGTTGATTCGCTTGCATATAAAAGATTTGAGGAAAAAGATAACGCGATTCCTTCAGGAGAAACGGGGTAAGAAGTTTTGCTCTCTATTGACATTATTCATCCTTCGACATGCATGTACATGCTACTTTTTCATTCCAACATTCTTCACAACATTCATCTTCTGTTTCTTTTTCATTAAGATAAGCCCAAAGAGGAAATTTCGCTACCAAACCACTTGCGTTCAGCAACATATTTAACCACATATATTTTAGCCTCATAATGTGTAGGGTCGTAGCAAAGAAAATGTGAACCGTCTTTGGGAGGCTCT